TTAGATGTGTGCGATATGTCGCCTGTGGGAGTTTTTTTTATTGATTAATTTTTAATCTATTAATTATATATGGTTAATTTTTAATCGTTTTTCATTTTAGAGTATATTTATAAAATTAAAAGTTTGAAAGATAGAAAAATAGGTTCTTTCAGAAAATAAAAAAGTCAAGCGGGTCTCGCGAATCCCGAGCTCCATCTGAATATTGGTCGAAAATTTAATCATTTCCGTTCCGAAAGGGGTTAAAAATGAACACAAAGGATAATTTAGTTAGTAGTCCTGAACTTGCAGAATTATTTGGAGTTACAGACAGATATATTCGGATGCTTGCAAAGGATGAGATTGTTAAGAAAAGCGGAACTAGGGGGAAATATCTATTGGCTGAAAGCATAAAAGGCTTTATAGCATTTTTAAGGGAATCTAGTTCAGTGGATGTAGATTTAAAAGAGGTTAAACTCAAAAAAGAAACAGAAAAAATAGCTAAAGATATAGAATTGAAAGCTATAAAAATATCAGAGTTGAAAAATGAATTGCACTCAGCTGACATAGTCAGAAAAGTTATGACAGTTATGCTCACAAATTTAAAGGGTAAATTGTTAGCTGTACCTAATAAAATCGCCCCTTTGGTTGTGGGGTGTGACAATCTTGGGGATATTCAGGATATAGTTTTGAGTTCTATAGAAGACGTTTTGCTGGAATTAAGTGAATATAGTCCAGAATTGTTTAAAAATAAAAATATAATCCTGGAAGATGAAGAAGAGGTGGAAGATGAAAAAAGCAAAGGAAAAGGATCCAATAGAAAATCCAAGTCTAAGAAAAACAATTAATCTATTTGCTGACATATTCCAAACCTTGAAGCCTCCACCAAAGTTGACTATAGATACTTGGGCTGATTCATATAGAATTTTAAGTTCTAAGACATCAGCTGAACCAGGGAGATGGAAAACTGATAGAGTGCCATTTCAAAGGGAAGTTATGAAAGCAATTTCTGACAAAAAGACAACTAAAATAGTGATGATGTATGGAGCTCAGTTATCTAAGACAGAAATTTTATTGAATGTATTTGGCTATTATGCTGACTATGACCCTGCTCCTATCATGTATCTTTTGCCAACCAAAGACTTAGCCGAAGATTTTTCTAGCACAAGACTAGATGACATGATACAGAGTACACCGCAACTTAAAAACAAAATACTGAACAAAGTCGATGGAAGAGATACCAAACTACAAAAGGAATTTGTTGGCGGGTATATCACATTAGTTGGAAGTAATTCTGCTGCTGAGTTGTCAAGTAGACCTCTTAGAATCCTACTTGCAGACGAGGTAGATAGATTCAAAAGTGATGTTGGAGGAGAAGGAGACCCTTTGAATCTAGCAATAGAAAGAACAAAAACTTTCTGGAATAAGAAAATTGTTATAACAAGTACACCAACTATCAAGGGAGATTCAAGAGTTGAGAAAGAATATGAGAATTCGACAAAAGAAGAGTTTTATATACCTTGTCCAAAATGTGGCTCATTCCAAAAATTAGAGTGGAGAAACATAATTTTTGAACCAGTAGGGCATAAATGCTCTGACTGTTTAGAAATTTCAAGCGAACATGAGTGGAAAAGAAATATGATTCATGGTATATGGCAATCACAGGAAGAAGTAGATGATTGGAGTGTAAGAGGCTTTCATATTTCAGAGTTATACAGTCCTTTTTCTACCTGGCCAGAAATTATAAAAAAATTTAAAGCTGCAAAAGGTAATATGCAAATGATGAAGGTTTTTACAAATACATGTCTTGGTCAAACATGGGAAGAGAAAGTAGAAAAGATAGATTTCTTAGATGTTTCTAAAAGAAAAGAAGAGTATACTGCAGAAATACCTGACCAAGTTCAAGTTTTAACTGCTGGAGTCGATGTGCAAGACGACAGATTGGAAATTGAAGTTGTAGGTTGGGGACTTGGGGAAGAGTCTTGGGGAATTTACTATAAGCAATTCATAGGCTCACCTGGTCAAAATGATGTTTGGGAGCAACTGGATAGATTCCTGGAAACAGAATTTGAGTATGCAGATGGTGAAAAAATAAGAATTCTTTGTACTTGTATAGACACTGGAGGACATTATACTCAAGAAGCTTATCAATATATCAAGCCTAGAGAATTTAGGAGAGTATTTGGGATAAAAGGAAAAGGCGGAGATGGAGTTGCTTTTGTATCCAAACCATCTAGGACTAATAGAATGCAAATATCACTCTTTACTTTAGGAGTTAATACAGGGAAAGAAACGATACTTGCTAGACTAAAAATTGAAGAACCAGGTTCTATGTACATGCACTTTCCAAGCAATGTAGATAGGGGCTATGATGAAGCATATTTCAAAGGTCTAACATCTGAAGTTAAGACTACCGTTTGGGAAAAAGGAGTTAAAAAAACTGTTTGGAAAGTGATAGGAACTAAGAGAAATGAGCCCCTTGACTTGAGAAACTATGCTTATGCAGCATTAAAAATAGCAAATCCAAATTTAAGTAAAAAATATACTGTTGAAGCAACAAAAAAGACTACGAAAGTATCAAAAAGAAGAGTTTTGTCGAAAGGAGTGAGTTTATAAATTGAATTACACTAGAGAAGAGTGCTCGCAGATGATTGAAGCCTATAGAAAGGCAGAAATAGCAGTATTAACTGGAAAAAGTTATAAAATTGGTACAAGAGAGCTTGTGAGAGAAGATTTATCTGAAATTAGAAAAGGTAGAGCCTTCTGGGAGGGTGAACTTGACAAATTGAACAATAATGGAAGAAAAAAATTAGGAAGAAGAGTAATACCTAGAGATTTATAGGTTTTAATCTTCTTTTTTTAATGCAAAAGGAGGTGAAAAATGAATTTATTAGACAAAGCTATTGCTTTTTTTAATCCTAAAAAGGCTCTTGAAAGAGAAGTTGCTAGAAAGAAAATTGAGATTCTGAATACTGGATACTCAAATCACGGAGCATCTACAACAAAAAGTTCTATGAAAGGTTGGATTTCTACTGGTGGAGGAGTCAAAAAAGACATCTACAAGAACAGGAAAAAGTTAGTAGAACGGTCAAGGGACTTGTATATGGGAGCACCTGTTGCTCAAGGAGTTATGAAGACTATTAATTCTAACGTTATTGGTAGTGGATTAAAGCTAAAATCAGCAATTGACTATGAAACTTTAGGGATTAGTGAAGAAGAAGCCGAAGCAATTGAAACTACAATTGAAAGAGAATTCAAATTGTGGGCTGATAACAAGATTGAACAGATGGGAGTTTTGAATTTTGACCAGGTTCAAGACCTAGTCTTCTTAACTATTCTCTTGAACGGCGAATGTTTTGTAAAATTTAACTATTTTGTAACACCAAAGAATCCTTATAGCTTAAAGCTACAAATAATTGAGCCTGATAGAGTTATGACACCTTCTATGTTGCAAAACGATGAGAGCATTGTTGATGGAGTGAAAATCGACAGTAATAATAGAATCTCTGGATATTATGTTGCAAGAAAACACCCACTTGATGTGTCAGGAAACGTAGAAACGGACTTTATTTCAGTTTATGGAAAGCAGGAACAACTGAATATATTACACATAATGCTAGCTGAAAGACCTGAGCAAGTCAGAGGTATACCTATTCTATCTCCAGTAATTGAAGCACTGAAGCAACTGGATAGATATACTGACGCAGAACTTATGGCAGCAGTTGTAAGTGGAATGTATGCGATATTTATTGAAAGCGATAAGGACAATGCTCAAGGGGCTAATATTGCAGATCATGAAGTCTTAGATGAAACTGAAAAGATTGATACAAACACAGATGAAAACATTGAATTAAGCCCTGGAATAGTTGTAGGATTAAATCCAGGTGAAAAAGCAAAAGAAACTAATCCTGGCAGACCAAATGCACAGTTCGACCCTTTTGTAACAGCAATTCTAAGACAAATAGGAGCTGCTTTAGAAGTTCCTTATGAGTTACTAATTAAGCATTTTACTGCTAGCTATTCCGCAAGTAGAGCTGCTTTATTGGAAGCTTGGAAAATGTTTAGAAAGAGAAGAGATTGGTTCTCTAGCAATTTTACACAAGTAGTATATGAAGAATGGTTAAGAGAAGCATATTTGCTAGGTAGAGTAGATATGAAGAACTATGGAGAAGATCCATTGCTAACAAAAGCTTGGAGTGGAGCTCAATGGAATGGACCGAGTCAAGGACAACTCGATCCGCTTAAAGAAGTCAAAGCAAGTACTTTAAGAGTTCAACAAGGATTCTCTACTAGAACAAAAGAAACTGTCGAGCTTAACGGGGGTGATTTTGAGCAAAACATAAGAATTTTAGCAAAGGAATACAAATTATTAGAAGAAAAAGGAGTGATGATTGATAATGCCGAAGATGACAACAAAGTTTTGGAACATAACGAAGAATGAAGAAACTAAAAGTGCTGATATTGTGATGTATGGAACTATCGGTTCTGATGAGTTCTGGGATGACGTTTGTGACAAAACAATTAAAGAAGAAATTGGAAATTTAGGTGATGTAGAAAATATAAATCTACACATTAATTCACCTGGAGGAAGTGTGTTTGCCGCGGTGGCTATAGCAAACACTTTAAAAAATCACAAAGCTAAAGTTACAGCATTTATTGATGGACTTGCAGCAAGTGCAGCAACTATTATAACTAGTGCTTGTGATGTCGTAAAAATGCCAAAAAATGCTTTGTTCATGATACATAACCCATTGACATGGGCTTATGGAAACAAGCAAGAGCTAGAAAAAACAGGAATTCTTTTAGATAAGGTTAAGGATAGTATCTTAGAAACTTACTTAGCTAAAGCTAAAGGCAAAACAAAAGAAGAATTATCTGCACTTATGGACGAAGAGAAATGGTTCAATGCTGAAGAAGCTAAAGAGTATGGATTTATTGATGAGATAGTTGAAGAAGTAGAAAATCTACAGAATGTTAATAATTTACTAATTGTAAATAGCCTAGCATTTGATATTTCAAAATTTAAAAATTTTCCTGGATCTAAACCTACAGAACCTGTAACTGAACCTGCTCCTGAACCAACTCAAAATACAGCTACGAATACGGAAGAAATGACTGTAGAGAAGTTCAAAGCAGATTACCCTGAATTGTATGAAAACATAATTAATTCAGCAGTTCAAGAAGAAAGAAACAGAATAGAAGCGATTGAAAATCTTGAAATAGCGGGATTTGATGATGTTGTAAATATGGCTAAATTCAAAGAACCCGTTGATGCTGCAAACTTAGCATTGAAAATATTAAATATCAAAAAAGAAAAAAACAAAGAGACTCTTAAAAACATACAAGAAGAGAGTCAAGCAACACCTGTTCCTGTAGCACCAAGAGCTGAAGAAGGTTCAGGAAGTGTTGTAGGAATACCAGTATGTAATATTTTAAAGTATATGAATAAAAAGACAGGAGGTACAAAATGAGCTTTATAGAAAAAGGTAATGAGTACGGAGTTGACCAATTGTTGAGTGGTACAGGTCACAAAGTTATGGAATTAGAAGTACCACAAGGGAAATCAGTTAAGAGAGGGCAAGCAGTAAATGCAAGTGCAGAATTATCTGATGGAACAGATTTATTTGGAATAGTTTTAGAAACAGCTGATGGAACTACAGCTAAGACTAAGACAACTGTTGTAGTGTTTGGAGAAGTTATTTTCGAAGGACTTCAGTTAAAAGCAGCAACAGTAAAATCAGACTTTATCAAAAAAGCAAGAGATAAAGGAATAATAGTAAAAGAATTAGGAGGTAGATATTAATGGCAGTATTATTAGAATTTTTAGGATTATATGACCAGTCAGTTATAAAACCAAAGACATTTATCAGAGATATGTTTTTTGCAAAACATGATCCTCATGAAACATCAAAATGGGAAATCGAGTACAGAAAAGGTAAACAATTAGTAGCTCCTTTCGTTTCTGAGTTAATACCAGGAACTGAAGTAGTGAAAAGAAGTTATTCGTCTAAATACTACAGTGCTCCAAAAGTAGCACCAAAAAGAACTTTCTCAGCACAAGAACTTTTCTTAACTAAATCAGCTGGAGAAACTATCTACGGAGGAATGTCACCAGAGGAAAAAAAGGCTAAGAAAATAGGTGAGTCATTTGCCGAATTTGAAGAACAAATCTCAAGAAGAGAAGAGTTAATGTGTATTGACTTGCTGTTCAAAGGTTCAATAGTAGTAAAAGGAGAAGGAATTGAAGACAAAATAGAGTATGGAACTGTTCAAGAAATTACTCCTACAATATTATGGAATCAGCCAAATGCAGATATTTCAGGAGACATAGAATCTGTAATCACTTTAATAGGTGAAACTACAGGGCAAAGAATTGAGCATATAGTAATGGATCCAGTTGCAGCAAGACTGTTTACTCAAAATGAGAAAATAATCAAATTACTAGATGTTAAGAATGCTAACTTTGGGCAAATAGCTCCAAAAGAATTGGCAAGTGGAGTAATATACCTAGGGGCATTAGCACCATATAATATCCCAATTTACTCATATCAAACTCAACATTCAGTGTTAAAAGCTGATGGAAAAACATATGATACAGTGAAAATGATTCCAGAAGGAAGAGTATTGTTTGCACCATCTAACAATGTTCTGCACTATGGTCCTGCTGCAGATATAGAAAAGGGGATAATCGTTGCAGAAAGAGTGCCTTTTGAAGACGTGGATACTAAAGCTAACACTCTTGAGATAAGAACAGAGTCAAGACCTTTACCTGTTCCATTTGACATTGATGCTATAAAAGTTTTAAAAGTTAAGTAAGGAGGGGCTGTATGAAATTAAAAGTTAAACAATCACTGATTTACTGCGGAATAGTTTATAATCCTGGTGAAGTAGTGGATATCTTAGAATCAGATATCATAGAAAGAGTTAAATCCCTTGAACTCGTAGAAGCTGAAGAAGTTACTGAAGAAGTTGCTGAAGAAGTTGCTGAAGAAGTTGAAGAAACTACTGAAGAAAACACAGAAGTTGAAGAAACTAATAAAAATTCAAAAAAATCTAAAAAGGCATAACTATGAGCTTTAAAGAAGAAGTTACTAATGACCTTGCTAGTGTTTTTCTAAACTTGGAAGAGTTTGGAGATACACATACCATAGGAAAAAAAGAAACTGTCTGTGTTATCGATGAGGAGAGATTTCAGAATAAGCAGAGAAACAGAACTAGATCTTTAGAAAATGACGGGCTATTTATTGAAGGGATGACACTCTTTATAGAAAAGTCTTTCTTTAAATACCCGCCTCATTCTGGAGAAAAAATCTTAGTAGATGGTGTTAGATATTTAGTAGAAGAAACTAAGGAAGACATGGGTCTATTAGAAATAGACTTAACGAGGTATGATGAAAAATGATAGGAGTTAAAGTTGAAGCTACTGGAATAAATGAAGTTATCAATACTCTTGGAAAATACGAGAGTGAGTTACCTAGTTGCATTTCAAGAGCTATTAATCGTTCACTTGAGATGGTAAAAACAGAGCAAATCAGGAAGACAACGGAGTCTTATTTTGCTCAAAAAAGTAAATTGCTTAGTAGTGTTAATATCTTTAAAACTAACAAAAGTAATTTAACTGGATCTATTATAAGTAGTGGTAGAGTTATAGGGTTAGACCATTTCAAGCTAAATCCTAAGACTAGGACAAAAGGAAAAATAGTTCAAGCAGCTGTTAAAAAAGGTGGGTATAAATCTTTACCAAACGCTTTTATAGCATACAAGAGTGGACATCTAGGAGCTTTTGAAAGAACTGGTAAATTCATTACAAAAAATGGTAGAAAAAGAGAGACTATTAAAAGACTAATGTCAGTTTCAGCACCTCAAATGCTTGGTAATTTATCTGTTTTAGAATATCTACAAGGCTATGCCGATGAAAAATTCAGAATGAGATTAGAGCATGAAATAAACAGGGTGATAGGGATATGATAATTGAAGTAGAAAAACTTGTGTTTGATTTCTTGACAGAGAAATTGAAAGATAAAAAAGTTACAGTATATCATGGATTGTTGCCAGAAATTAATCATGAAGATAGAGAAGAAGGAAAGAGCGAGAAAGACCTCTTTCCTTTTGCTATTTTAAGGGTTACTAAGTTTGAACAGACTAGAAATGGGATAGATAACTATGATGTACCTGTAGATTTAGAAGTGTGGATAGGCACTAAAATGGAAGATGAGAAAGATTACCTAAGCAACTTGTCTATCGGAGACTATTTGAAAAAAGAGTTTTTAAACGAAAGTACAGTAGATGGAAAATTTGCTGTGGATCAATCTTTTCCATTTTCTATAGAGTACTTTACTGCAGAATCAGAGCCTTATTTTTATTCTGTTTGTAGATTTAGAGTATTTGGAGTACCTGACACATCAGAAGTAGTTGAGAGAAAAATAGCTAAGCTACTTGGAAGGGGATAAGAATGAAAACATATATTTATGTAGGTAAAAAGCTAGATTTACCTGAGTTTCTCTTTGTAAGAGGGACTGTGTATTTTGGAGAAGAAATTGAGAAACTTATTGAAAAATATCCACTACTTGGGAGATTATTAATTCCTGTAGAAGATTATCCAAAAATCAATAAGGACTATCAATATTTTAATTCAATAGTAGATGAATTAGTAGGAGGTAGAAATGGGTTATAAACATGGTACATACCAACAAGAAGGGGCTACAGCCTTTCAATTACCTGTGGTTTTAGATTATGGGCATTTTATAGTTGGAACAGCACCAATTCATAAAGTTAAAGCAGAAAACAGAAAAGTCAATGAAGTAGTGAGAATAGGGACATATCAAGAAGCTATCCAATATTTTGGAGATACTTATGATTTAGATTTCTCTATATCACAAGCAATCAAAGTTTTCTTTGAACTGTATGCTGTTGCACCGCTTTATATAGTTAATATTTTAGATTTAACTACACATAAATCAGAAAAGAAAACACTTGCTAATAAAGCACTTGAAAAAGGAAAAGTGCTAATACCAAGTCACAAGGTAATTCCAGAATCTGTAGTAGTTAAAAATGCAACAGGAAAGCAAGTTATATCCGATGCAAGAACCGTTTACACAGCTGAAGGATTAGAAATTTATGCAACTGTAGCTGGAAATAATGTAGATATAGAATACGAAGAAGTAGACTTATCTAAAGTTACAAAAACAGAAGCTATCGGTGGATTTGATAGCACAACAATGAAAAGAACAGGGCTAGAATTAGCAAACGAAATTTTTTTGAAATATAGTGAATTACCTGCTTTTATAGATGTTCCTGATTTTTCTCATGAAAGTGATGTTGCAGCTATCATGGAAACTAAAGCTAAAACACTGAATGGTGGAATGTTTGAAGCTATAGCATTGATAAATGCTCCAGTGGATAAAAAATATAACGAGCTTGTTGAATGGAAAGAAACTAACAATGTTTTAAGCAATGACCAAGTATTGTTATATGGAAAAATAAAACTTGCTGGAGAAGTTTACTATCAATCTATACACTATGCAGCTTTATCTATGAAAGTTGATGGAGAAAACAATGGTGTTCCAAGTCAGGGACCATCTAACTATTCTTACAAAATGGACGCTTTTGTATGGAAAAATGCAAGTGGAAAATATGAAGAAGTTAGATTAGATAAGGAGCAACAAGCCAATTTCTTAAATAAAAACGGTGTTGTTACTGCTATAAACTTTAAAGGTTGGAGATGTTGGGGATCTGAAACAGCTAAGAATCCTTTAGCAACAGACCCAAAAGACAAGTACATTTATGGTCGTAGAATGTTTAAATACATTGGAAATGAACTAGTTATATCATATTTTAATAATGTGGATAAAAAGTTCAGTTTAAAAATGGCTGAAACAATGAAGAAATCTATGAATATTAGATTAAATGCACTTGTTGCGGCAGATCAATTATTGTCTGCTAAAGTTAATTTTTACTCAGTTGATAATAGCTTAATAGATATCATAAATGGAGATATTACTTGGACTATAGAACTTGGAATAATACCAGGAGCTAAATCTATAACATTCAAGAAAGTTTATGATGTTGATGCATTACAAAAATTTGCTGAAAGCTTGACAGCTTAATAAGGAGGGAAAAAGATGGGAAGAAAACAAATACCTAATGCTCTTATAGATGCTGAAACATATTTCAATGGATCTAATAACCTTGCTGGGATATCAGAAGTAGAGTTGCCTAACATTGAATATGACACAGTCACATCTGAGCAAATGGGATTGACTGCTGAATTAGAAGTGCCTTTAATGGGACACTTTAAGAAATTAGAAGCTAAAATCAAAATGGATTGTGTAGATGAGTCAGTACTAGAAATCAACAATGAAAAATCTATTCTGATTGAATGTAAAGGTGCAGCTCAAGCCATGAACAGAGAAACTCACAGTGCTGATGTTTATGGAATAGATGCAACTTTCAAAGGTTTAATTAAGAAAATGGACGGGCTAAAAATGAAGCCTAGTGGAAAATTAGAAACATCTATCGATTTATCGGTGACTTATTTCAAGCTTGAAATTGGTGGAAAAACAGTTATAGAAATAGATGTACTTAACAATGTAAATGTAATACACGGACTTGCTAACCAAGCAGTTAGAAAATACTTAGGGCTAAATTAAGGAGGACTTAAATGAAAGTAAAGTTATCACAAACATATAATTTCGGTGGAAAAGAATTCGATGAACTAGACATAAATATTGAAGAAATGACAGGAAAAGATTTTATGCTGTGTGAAAAAGAATTCAAAGCAAGAAATAAAGAAGTTGGAGCTGTAAAAGAACTAGAAGACTCTTGGGCTATAACTGTAGCAGCTAAATCTGTTGGAGTTAAGTATGGAGACTTACTTAATCTTGTAGCAATAGACTACTTGAAGGTGGTGAACGGAGTAAAGCGTTTTTTGAGTCAAGGTTGGGAAGACAAAGAGGCTCAGAAGGATACTACAGAGGAAGTAACAGAGGAAACTGGTGCTTAATCTATCTGGATATGATAACGGAGCTTTTAAGAGTTCTTAATTACTTTAAAGTTAATGTAAGCTACGATTCTATGTTGGATTGTAGCTTATATGAACTTGACTACTGGATAGCTAGAGCAAATAAGTTTGTAGAAGAAGAGGAAGAAAGACAGAACAATGATGATGACTAAGGAGGTGGAGTAGATGGCTAAAGACATGAGTTTAATTTGGCAGATGGGAGTTGCTGGAGCAAGTGAAACTATGTCTATTTTATCTAAGGCAGCTAAGTCTTTGAATGAAGTAAAAGACTCTACGGAAGACTTAGTAAAAACTCAAAAAAAACTAGAGAATTTAGACAAAGTTGCAGAAGCATATAAGAATGCTAACTCTGAATACAATAAAGCGGCTAAGAATTTAGAACAGCTTAGAAAAGCATATGCTAAATCTAATAATGTTACTGCAGAATTTAAAGAGCAAGTTAAAAATGCAGAAAAGCAAGTAGGCAAATTGAATAAGCAAAAAGAAAGACAAAAACATGTCTTTGAAGCAGCAAGAAGTGCTTTAGAAAACGAAGGAATTAAGCTAGAAGGTTATAAGAAAAAGTTAAAAGAAGTTAATGAAGAACTAAAGAAGCAAGAGAAGTTGAAAAAGGATCTAAGTAAAGCACAAGCTATATCTGATATGGGAGACCAATTCTCTAAAAAAGGTGGAGAGCAACTTAGGAGAGGTGCTGCAACAGGAGCAGCATTAGCTATTCCTGTTAAATTCTATATGGACGTAGAAGAGTCTCAAGCTGATTTAAGAAAAATACTAGGTAAAGAAGCAGAGAAATACTATGATGATTTAGCTGAATTATCTAAGAATGGCCCTCTGTCTCAAATAGAAATTAATGAAATAGCAGGAAGTTTAGCACAATCTGGAATAAAAGGTGAGGATATAGTTGCTTATTCTGATATGGCTGGAAAAATGAAAGTAGCTTTTGATATATCTACAGATGAGGCAGGAACATTCTTGGCTAAAACAAAAGAGCAATTAAATTTATCTAAAGATGAGCTTTTCTCATATATGGATACTCTTAATATGCTATCTAATAACTACTCTGTTACAGCTGCACAACTAGCAGATGTATCGGCAAGAACAGGTGGATTTGCTAAGTCTATAAACTTATCTAAAGAATCTAACATGGCATTTGCTACATCTCTTATATCTACTGGAGTAACTGCTGAGCAAACAAGTACTGTGTTAGGTAAACTATATTCTGAATTATCGCAAGGAGCTAACACTAAGAACAAAGCTGCTGCATTGCAACGTCTAGGATTTGACCCTGGAACTATAAACAAAGAAATGGCTGAAAATGCTGAAGGTACTATCTTAAAAGTACTAGAAAAGATTAAAAATTCAAATGTCGCAGACAAGTCAGCGTTAATCAGTGATATCTTTGGAAGTGATAAATCTGTAATCAACGGATTATCTGTGTTGTCGGAAAACTTAGATGGAGTTAAGGAGAAATTAGATAAAGCGAAACAAGCTGTATCAGAAAATGAAAGGGTTAATGGAGAATATGAAGACAGATTAAACACTTTAACTAATCAATTAAAAATTTTTAGGAACAATGCTTTTAATGCTCTTGCAGACATTGGTAAGAGCATAGCTCCAGAACTTAAAGAAACTTTAAATACTTTAAAGGAGTTTGCTGGAAAAGTAGCTAATTTCATAAAAGAAAATCCTAAGCTAGTAGCATTTATAGTTAAGATGGTTGCTGGATTTGCTGCAATGAATTTAGGAATGGGGGTTGCTAATAAACTGTTATTAGGGCCATTTGCAAAAGGTGTAGGTTGGTTATATAAGTTTGGAGCATTTAAGAGTAAAGGTGGAGTATTCTTTGCTTTAAAGAAAATGTTTCCACTAGCTAGTAAACTTTTTGGAACATTCGTAAAAATAGGGACTTTTATAGGTGGTAAATTCATAGGCATTATAAAAATGGTTGGTTTAGCATTAAAAGCTGCTTTTGTAGCTAATCCAGTCGGGCTTATAATTGCAGCTATTGTAGCGGTTATTGCTATTTTTGTCCTGCTTTATAAGAAGTGTGAATGGTTTAGAAAAGGAGTAGATAAAGCTTGGAAAGCTATAAAAGAAGGGTTTAAAGCTACTTGGACTTGGATAAAAAATAAATTTCACGCATTAATGGAGTTAGGAGCTAAAGTATGGGCTAAGATTAAAGAGTATAAGGCTCTATTTATACCATTTATAGGTATTTTTGTAGTATTATATCAAAAATGTGAATGGTTCAGAAATGGAGTAAATGCTGTATGGAAGGCTATAAAAAATGCTTTCACTAATACATGGCAATGGATAAAAGATAAATTCAATGCTTTACTTGAAATAGGATCTAATGCATGGAATGGACTAAAGAATAGTGCTACTGCTATCATAGATAAGATTAGAGAAGCTTTCAGTGGATTCTTTGATTGGATAAATAAAAAATGGGAAAGCCTTAAAAACTTTGGTTCTAAATTAAATCCTTTTAATTGGTTTAAAGGTGATGGAGAAGTAGCCCAAAACTACTCAGGTACTAACTACTTTGGTGGTGGACTTACAACTCTTGCTGAGAGAGGTGCTGAACTTGTAGAAATGAATAATAGCTCTTACCTGGTAAATTCTCCAGTTATGGCTAATTTACCTCGTGGAGCTAGAATTCTTAACAATTCACAAACTAGAAGCTCTTTGTCTTCAAGAGTATCATCACTAAAAGATAGAATTAGAAGTATTTCAAATGACTCAAGAACTATGGTTGGTGGAGATACTATAACTATCAACATTAATGGTGGTTCTGGAAGTGCTGCAGATATTGCTAGAGAAGTTAAAAGAGCACTTGAAGAAATGCAAAGTAAGAAAAGAAGGACGGCGATAGTATGAAAAAAGTAAAAGTTTATAAGACAGTTAGTGGAGATACCTGGGACCTGATAAGTTATAAATTATATGGCTCAGAACAGTATTTCCATCAACTTATGAGAGCTAATCTTAATTTACTATCTATCGCTGTATTTGATTCTAATATTCCTGTCATAGTACCTGAAATTTCACCTATTGCAAGTGCAGTAGAAACATCAAAACTACCACCGTGGAAAAGATAAAAGATGTAGATATATTGATTTTAGTAGAAGCTTAGAAGAAGAAAAAGTTAAACTATAGAGCAGTATAAAAGCTGCTCTTTTTTTATTGCAAAAAGGAGGCTGATAGAAATGGGATAGCAAGAAATATAAAGATATTAGTTTTCTATGAAGGTGTAGATATTACTGAAGAAATACAACCTAGTATCTCTTCTATGACTTATACAGATAACTCAAAAAATGCTGTAGATGACTTAGAGTTAGACCTGGAAAACTTAGATTATAGATGGCTTAATGAATGGTATCCTGATGAGAATTCAAGACTCTTAATAGGGATCCAGCAGAATGAAAATGGGATATCTAAGTTCTTAGACCTTGGAATTTTCTACGTTGATGAGCCTACTTTTAATAATCAAAGACTTTCTCTCAAATGCCTGGCATTACCATTAGACCAAACTATTAGAGAGCAGGTTAACAGTGTTGCATGGGAAAAAATAACTCTATCAGAACTTCTATCTAAAATAGCAACTAAACACGAATTAAGTTATGAGCTACATTGTGATAATGCTTTCTTTGATAGATTAGATCAGGACAGAGAAACAGACTTAGGTTTTTTAAATAGAGTTCTATCTGAAACAGCTCTAAGTTTGAAAGTTACTGATGATAAGCTAATAGTCTTTAATGATGATGCATTAATTGATAACGATAATATCGATATCTTTAATATTAAAGATTTTCGTATTAGAAGCTTTACACTAAAGAAGAAAAATCAAGGTGTTTACGACAAAGTCGAGGTTAGCTATTATGATGCAGATAAGAAGAAACACATTGTTGAGACAATTACAAAAGAAGAACTTGAGAAAAGAAATGAGGTAAAAAATGCTTGATGATGGAGGATATATAGCTTTTAAAGAGAAAGCAGATAAAACAAAAACTAAAAAAAGAGTTAAAAAAGCTAAGACAAAAAAGATTAAAACTAAAGGGAAATCTCAAGCTAAGAAAGTGGCCGAGAAAACTTTAAAGGACAGTTTAAAGCAAGAGTACTCTATAAACTTAACAGTTGATGGAGATGTTAAATACTGTGCTGGTTGCATTATAGAACTAGATGATAGCTTTGGTAGATTTGCTGGAAGATATGTAATCGATAAAGTTACACACAATATTGATGGAGACTACTCTTGTGATATAGAAGCTTTTAAAGTTGGTGCTAGACAAAATGCAGAAGAGAGAGCAAAAGCAATTGATAAAGCTAAAAGAGATAAGGCAGAAAAAGAAAAGGCTAAAACTGCAAATACAAGAAAAAAAGAAAGAGAAGCAAAAAAAGCAAATAAGACTAAAAATAAAAAGGTGGTGAGTAAGAATGCAGGATATCTTGAAGCAAGGGGAAGTAAATGATATAGATATAGCTAATGGTAAAGCAAGAGTTATATTTCCTGATAGGGATAACAAAATTTCAGATTGGTTAAACATACTAGTCCCATTCTCAGAGTCGCATTCAGATAATTATCATCTCGAGATAGGACAAACGGTTATAGTCTTATCATTGCCAGATATGATGGAGCAAGGATACATCTTAGGCTGTCCTATGAGACCTTCTGAAATTTCAGAAGGAGAAGTAAAAAGGACATTCTCAGATGGTGGATTCTATTCTTACAAAGATGGAGTTTTGACATTATCGCCTATCACAAAAGTGGTTATTACAGCAGATGTGGAAATAAAAAAGACTTTAACTGTAGATGGAGATACTACTTTTAAATCTAATACAGATACTAAAGGTACTGCCAAATTAGGAAATATTAATCTTAATGAGCATACTCACTCAGGAATACAACCTGGAAGTAGTAACACGGGAGGTCCATCATGATAGGAAGCTTAGGAGACATAATTTTTTATGCTAGTGACTTGAATGTATTTTCTTTAAAGAAAGAATTATCAAGAAGTAGAAAAGCTAAAATAACTCAACATGAGCCCATCTATGGTATTGGTAAAGTGAGACAACAAGGTAGAGAACTTATGGAAGTTAGCTTATCAATAGAATTGATAGCAGGACTTACTAAGGCTCCTAGTCTACATTTACAGATGTTAAAAGATTTTATGGAGTTAGGGAAATTTGCTCCTTTAATTCTTGGGTATCATGTGATAGGAGAGTTTCCATTTTTGATAACTGGAATTGAAGAAACACTATCACATTTTAATGCTGCAACAGGAGAATTTGACTACATTAACTTAGATATAACTTTACTGGAGTATGTAGATGACCCTTTACAGTATCAAAAAAAGATAGAGTACAGGCAAACAGCTAAGACTATTCTGGGAGTTGAATATGAGGACACTGTGAAAAATCTACAAAAGAAGGTGTTTAAATTATGATATTTTCTATAAATTCTAAAGATGAAATAAACTATAACCCACAAAATGAGATAGAAGATGTAGTAAGAAATGTACATATGATTCTAAGAGTTACAAAGGAAGAACAGCCTCTAATGAGAGATTTTTCTTTGGATAGTGATATGGTAGATAAAAACATTCCTGTAATTAAGAACAAGTTAATCGGCTTACTAATGACTAATTTAAAGAAATACGAGCCAAGAGCACTGCTTAAAAATTTAGATTTAAAGTTGGAAAATAACGACTTAGAAATAATGCTAGAAATAGAGGTGATTATATGAATGAAGATACTTATGAAATTATTGATGCTAATGCTGAAGAACTGAGACAGCAAATGCAAGAAAAATTTGAAGAGTTAAGTGGAAGAAAAATCTCTAAACACTCTCCAGAAGGGCTTATCTTTGCCAGTGTTGCATACCTAATAGCTATGAGAGAAGAAAACTATAATGATAATCTAAAGCAGAATTACTTAAAATATGCTAGAGACTACAGATTAGATTTACTGGGAGATAGGTATGGAGATAGAGGATTAAGACTAGAAGAGCAATATGCTAAAGCTACTTTTAGATTCCATATCATATCTGCTAAACAAAAGAAAATAGTTATCCCAAAAGGAAGCTTAATCAGATATAATGACCTTTATTTTGAAACAAATGAAGAGTATTCTATTGCAGAAAATACCTTACACGTAGACGGTATTGCTACATGTAAAACACCAGGAACAATAGGAAATAATATCCCTGTAGGACATATCAATACAATGGTTGACTTATATCCTTACTTTTCTAAAGTAGAAAATATCACTATTTCGAATGGTGGGACTGACTTAGAAGAAGATGAGGTCTATAGAGAGAGATTAAGACTTGTACCTGACTCGTTTTCTGTTGCGGGTTCAGTTGGGGCTTATGTGTTTTGGACTTTATCGACATCTCCAGAAATAGTTGACGTTACTGTTAAGAGTCCAAATCCTTGTGAAGTTGATATCTATGTACTTACAAAAGATGGAGTTCCTTCTGAAGAGTTGAGAAACCAGGTATTAAAAGTTGTAAACTCAGATGAAATAAGACCTTTAACAGATAAGGTTACTATAAAAAGCCCTGAAGTTGTAGATTACAAAGTTGAATTTGATTATTACATAAATAAAGCTGATGAAATCAATATTAACTCTATAAAATCTAAGGTACAAATGGCAGTAAATGAATACATAGAATGGCAAAAAAATAAGTTAGGAAGAGACATCATACCTGATGAACTTATCAAAAGATTAAAGCTTGCTGGAGTAAAGAGAACTGTTATAACATCTCCAGTTTACAAAAAGCTAGAACCTCATCAGTTTGCTAAGTGTAATACCAATGTAGTAATCAATTATCTAGGAGTTGAAGACATATGATATTAATAGATGACTTGAAATTAACGGACATTGCTGCAGTATCTACTTTAGATGATGCTACAACAAAATGGATATATGAATCTATAGACTATGTCTTGAGAAGCAGAAACTCTATCATAAATAGTGAATTAAAAAAGCTTGAAATGATAGATTTAATGAATGAGCAAGAGATTAATATGCTGTTATGGGAATACTCTATATACACTAAAAATGCAACTCTTGAAGAAAAGAAAAAAATAGTTAAAAGGGCTATATTTTCTAAAATTAACATGGGTACAACTAAGGTATTAAAAGATGTGTGCGGTCTGTTGTACAAAGGGTTTGATGTAAAAGAATGGACTTCTTACAATGGTAGACCTGGAACTTTTAGAATATATACAGATAAGAAAATAACAGACCCTAGTGAGTACAGAGAATTAATGGAAAACATAGAAGCTAATAAGAACGTTAGAAGCCATTTAGACTATATAGAGCTGAAGCAGATAAACACATCTAAATACTACATATCTGGGTTCAAAGAAGTAACGTTATTAGCAACTAAGGAAAACAAAAAGAAAGACTTTACTGTAAATAATGCTATTTACATAAAAGCATATAAACAAGTTATAGGAGGTATTAGCAAATGAAATTCAACGGAATAACTAAAAAAGGTAGAGAATACTTGGCTAAAATACAAGCAGAGAATAAACCTATTAACTTTTCTAAGATTAAAATAGGTGATGGTAGACTAGACAACTACGATAACCCTGCAGAGCTAGAACATTTGATTAATCAAAAAGTTGAGAAAGGAATATTGACCTTAAACCAGGAACATGACACAGTTATTTTGACTACTAACATAGATAATGTAAGTCTTAGAACTGGATACTATCCAAGAGAAATAGGAGTGTTTGTCAACGATAATGGGCAAGAGATAATGTACTATTACATGAATGATGGAGATGAAACTTCTTGGATTCCACCAGAAACTGACGGACCTTTTAAGATAGAATTGAAACTTAACTTAATCGCATCTAATGCTCAATCTATAATAGTGCAAGGCTCTGGAAATGAACTGTACATCACAAAAGAATTCTTAGAAACTAACTATACTCAAAAGGGTGGATACATTGGAACCGCTCAAGAAATTGATGATAGAGTAGTTTCTGCTCTTGGTAAAGAAGACGGGAAATTCCCATTAACAGAAGCAGTAAAGGGGAATGTTTACTATTTCCCAGGGAACAAAAAATTCTACATTTGTAAAGAAGCTCAAAACAGAAGGGTAAGTGTTCCAGATGGGAATTTTGAAGAGTTGTCAATTTGGGAAAATCGTAAGAGATTGGAAAATTTCTCAAAACTTGAGGGAGAAAGGTTGTATGTCTCAAATGCAACTTTTGTAAAAGTGTATAAAATTGCAGGCATGGTAACTCTTATAGTTGACAGTGGAACAGCATTTTTTAATAAAGCTAACACACCTATTTTTAATTTGCCTGAAAAGTATAGACCAAATGAGACTCTATATTTTAGTGCTTCTTATAGAAATAGTTCTAAATCTAATACATTTTTCTTGTATGCTAACGGGAATTTAGCAAAATCTGAAGCAGATGATAATGCAGGGGCTTATTACTTTACTATCAGCTATCCTGCTAAAATATAGTTCGATTAGTACTCTATAATTAAAGTATTGTAGCCATGTAGGTGGATATCTTCTGCGACTCCTCTAGTTCCAAAAATTCCGAATGTATTACTTATTTTTTTAAAGAAAAATACAGCATCAGACCTAACT